TGAGATATACACATGGACCGTATCGCACAGGCTGACCCGCTCCGACGCTGCGATATCCTCATACCCCGGTGTCTGCCAAAGCTGAAGGAAATCGATTTTGATATCAATATCCGGCTCAGTTAGAGAGGTATTCTTCAGATACTCGTTGGTATAGCTTCTCAGCTGTTCCTCGGTCGGTTTCTCCTCAAACTCGCTGGTACAGTCCAAAGGCGTGATCTTCTCATAGGGCAGGCTGTGTTCCCCGATAGTGACCACCTTCTCCGGCAGTTCCATCAGCGTCCCATCCTCCGAATGCTTCCAGTAGGGATGCACCCCGGTAATGACATTTTCGATGGATCGCTCCATCTGAAAATCGATCAGGTTCTTGCCGTACACAATACGCACACCGTAATCCACGCCCCGGTGACCGTGGAGCATAGCGGTATACATATCCCACTCAAACTCCCCGCCGTAGGTGTCCAGCATGGAGCCGTCCATCCCGCCAAGGCAGCTTCTCACTGTGGAAGGAGAGGTAAAGGTAAACACAGCCTGGGAATCGATGTCCGTCCAGAAAGAAAACGGGCAGTCCGTGGTGGCGCTCTCCTTTAACTGCTCCATGGCCGCCTGGCTGCCGATTGCCGTAAACGGGCTGACCGTGATGAAATTTTCCTGGTACTGGATGTGCCTCGCGGAGATTTCCAGGATACCGGTCAGCGGTGTGGCGATCTTATAAATACGGAACGGCTACGCGGAAGCTTTCTCCGATGGCTTTGCCAGGATAACAGCGGCTTCCTGCACATCTTCCGCATGGATGCCATCCGCCGGATAGGTCAGCTTCAGTTCATAGCTGCCATTACGCTTCTCCGCCACACTGCAGGAGATAGAAGTGCAGATATCCCTGCCCCAGCCGGCCGCCTGTGAGACAAGCGATTTCAGGGAACTGAAGCTGTTCTTAATCCCGGTCACTCCAGAAGAGACTGTGGATTTCAGACCGCTCATGGCAGACGATGTGGCGGATTTGACTCCATTCCACACTGTGGTGATGCCGCTCTTGATCCCGTTCCACACTGTCGTGGTCACGGATTTGATACCGTTCCACGTGCTGGTCACCACGTTCTTAATGGCAGGCAGTACGGTACTGGTCACCGTCTTGATGGCGTTCCACGCAGTCTGGATCTCGGATTTGATGCTGTTCCAGTGCGTTACCGTATAGGACAGGACACTGCCCCAGCCACCGGACACAGACGACGCCAGACCCACAAGGGCGCTGGAGCTGCCTGATTTGATTGCCGACCATGCCGTGGACACAGTGCTTTTGATGCTCTCCAAGCCGGAAGAGGTATACGAACCCATCTCCGTTATCGAGGATTTCAGCACCTTCGCCATGCCGGAGGCAAGCTCTGTAACCGCACTGATCACATCGCTGCTGTTGCTACGGATGCCGCTTGCCAGAAGCTCCATGAAATCCGGCATATAGGAATCCGCGTTGGACAAAGGCCCTGTCTCCGGCACAGAGAAACCGATGATGTCATCGATCTCGCTGGCAAGCTCCCGCGCCTCAGCCAGCACCGCACTCTTATTCGCCTCGATGCCCGCCGCCATCTCCTTCAGATATCCGCGCCCCATGTATAAGCGGAGCTTACCAGGCTGGAAAACGTACTGCTGAAGCTTTCGCTGATGGCTTTCAGGCCGGAACTGACGGTCGTTTTCAGGCTATTCATCCCGTTAGAAACCGCCGTTTTAATCTCAGACATTGCCGTGGTAACTGTATTTTTAATGCTTGCCCAGCTGGTGGTCGTATTGCTCCTGACCGCCGTCCAGGTGTTTGCGATGGTGTTCTTGATGACGCCCATCGCCGTGGCATTGCTGTTCTTCATGGCAGTCAAAGATGCGGTAATCGTGTTGCTGATACTGCTCCACTGGCTGGCGGTACTGGATTTTACAGCCGTCCAGGAGGAATCCACTGCGGATTTCACCGCATTCGCCGCTTTGGAGACGTTGGACTGGATGGCTCCCCAGTCCGTATCCAGGTTCCCAGTCACTGCCGCCCACGCCTGTTTAGCAGAAGATTTCACGCCGCTCCAGACAGAATCTAAGGAACTCTTGACCCCGGATGCCGCCGTATTCACAGCCGAGCTAATCCCCTGCCAGGAAGAAGCGATGTCAGACTGTATACCTGTCCATGCGGCCGTTACTGACTGCCGCACTATATTCCAGACTTCAGAAAGGCTGGTGTTCAGGCTGCTGGAAGAAGCTGTAACCTGCTGGGCGATACCCTGCATCTTCTCCGCCACCGTCTGCCGGATACCCTCCCATGCAGCTGCGGTACTGGTTTTCAGGTTCCCCCACGCCTGGTTCAGAGCGGTGTTCACACTGGCAGATGCGGCCGCCACAGTATTCGTAATGCCGCTCCAGCTCTGGGTAAACGCTGTCTGTACGCCCTGCATGGAGTTTGTGATAGCGTTTGACAAAGTGCTGGACAGGTTGTTGGCTGCGTTTGTTACCACAGACACGTTGCTGTTGATGCCCTCCGCCAGGCCATTCATGAAGTCCGGCATCCAGCTTTCAAAATCGGTCAGAGGCCCTTCGTCCGGCACGGAAAAGTGAAGGAACGAGCGGATCTTATCCGCCACACTTGACACAGCGGATGCCACGTTGCCGATGCAGGACTTGATGCCGTTTACGATGCCGTTGATGATATCTGTACCCCAGCTGAACGCCTGTCCCGCCAAGCCTTTTACATAGGACACAGCGGAATTGAAACCGGTCTGAATCGTGGTCTTAATATTCCCAATGATGGTGGAAATTCCGGACTTCACATTGTTCCACACAGTCGTGATGTTCGTTTTAATCGAATTCATCACAGTCGAGATGGCGGTCTTGATGCTGTTCCAGGCCGTGGAAACCACAGATTTTATGGTGTTTAACACAGTTGAAATTGCGGTAGAGATAGCTCCCCACGCAGTCGCTAACGCCGTCTGGATGGACGTCATCACAGTCGAAATCGCTGTACTAATGGCGTTCCACACCGTGGAAACTGTATTCTGGATTACCCCAAGCACCGTTGAGATTGCCGTGCTGATAGCCCCCCATGCGGCCGCAAGCGCCGTCTGGATTGCGCTCATCACAGTGGAAATGACGTTGCTGATGGCGTTCCACGCAGTTGATACCGCCGTCTGGATTGCTGTGAGTACCGTCGAAATCGCCGTGCTGATTGCCGTCCAGATGGTCTGCACCGTGGTCTGGATGGCCGTCAGCGCATTGCCAATCAGAATCTGAATGGCCTGCCAGATCGTCTCGAACAGATACTGGAAGGCCGTTAAAAGGGGCTCAATCGTAGTGTAGATGGCGTTCCAGACCGTGGTAATTGTAGTCTGGATCGTAGTCATTAGTCATCACCGTAGAAATCGCCGTGCTGATAGCGTTCCAGACCGTCGTCACTGCCGTCTGGATGGTATTTAATACGGTAGAGACTGCGGTGGAAATCGCTGTCCATACTGTGGAAATGGTTGTCTGGATTGCCGCCATAACCGTGGACACTGCCCCGCTGATGGCGTTCCAGATAGTCGTAAAGGTGGTCTGGATGCCGGTCAAAACGGTTGTAAAAAAGCCGGAAACCGCTGTCCACACCATCGTCGCCACACTCTGGATGCAGGAAAGCACGCCGGAGAAGAAGCTGGCTATGCCGTTCCACACACCCTCGAAGAAAGTTTTGATGCCGCCCCAGATCGTGTGCCAATCTGTGCCGAACCAGCCGAGGAATACATTCACCACGCCCTGGAGTGTCCCCAGCACAGTTGAGAGCGTGTTCTTGATAAACTCCCACGCCCCGGAGAAAATCTGCTTCACGCCATCCCAGGCCCCCTGCCAGTCCCCGGTAAAGACGCCGATGAACACAGAGAGCAGGCCGGACAGGGTATTCAGCACCACCGACAGGGTATTAGAGATCAGCTGGAATGCGCCGGTAAACACCGGGGCCAGCGCCTCACAGAACCCGTTCCAGACAGCTTTAATCACATCGGTAATGGACTGGAAATCAAATCCCAGGCTGTTCAGCTTTGCTGTAATCTCCTGCGCAAAGGCAGAGAATGTCGCTTTGATGCCGTTCCAGATTTCCGTGATTGCCGTGCGGAATTCCTCATTCGTGTTCCAAAGGTTCATAAATGCCGCCACCAGCGTCCCGATGACCGCCACAGCCGCCACCACTGGGGCAGAGATGCCGCCTAAAGCCGCACCCAGCTTTCCGAACAATCCTGACGCGCTCCCCACCTTCGACGCCAGTGCCGATACGCCTTTTGCTAACGATGAAAAACCTTTCAGCGCCGCTCCTGTCTTTGAAATCACAGTTCCTAAGATTACCAGCAGCGGGCCGATAGCGGTTACCACCGCCCCAATCTTCACAATCGTTTCCTTTGTCTCTGTATCCAGGTTGGAGAAGGCAGTCGCCCACTCCTGGATTTTCGCCACAATCGCCCGGACCGTGGGCATGAGGATGTCACTGATCTGGATGGCAATACCCTCAATCGTGGATTTCAGGATGGTGATCTGGCCGGACAGGTTATCCAGCTTGATGTCTGCTGCTTCCTTTGCAGCCCCGTCCGCATCGTAGATTGCTTCCGTCAGACTGTTAAAATCATCCTCAGAGGCGTTGACGATGGCAGACCAGCCGGACATGGCATTCTTACCGAAGATGGCGGAAATAGCCGCCGCCTGTTCCGTCTTGTCCAGGTCGCCCAATGCGGTACGGATGTTCTGCATGGTCGCATACAGATCCACGTTCCCTTCGGAATTGGTCTGGATTGCCACACCGTATTTATCCATAACCGCCGCCATCTGATCGGTCGGCTTCACAAGGTTGGTCAGACCAGTACGAAGGGCGGCACCTGCGTTGCTGGCTTTAATACCGGCGTTACCCATGAGGCCGGTAGCGATTGCCGCGTCCTCAATGGAGATACCCAGGGAACCACACACAGCACCTGCATACTTGAACGTCTCACCCATCATGGAAACGGTCGTGTTGGCGCTGTTACCCGTTTTTACCAGCACGTCTGCAAAATGGGCGCTGTCCTTTGCCGATAACCCAAAAGCGGTCAGGCCGTCCGTAATGATATCCGATGTGGTGGCGAGGTTCTCCCCGGAGGCTGCCGCCGCATCCATGATACCGGAGATACCATCTACCATCTCAGATGTATTCCATCCGGCAAGCGCCATATACTCCATGGCCTGCCCCGCCTCCGTTGCTGAGAAGCTGGTCTTGCTTCCCATCTCCAGAGCCTTATCCCGCAGGGCATCAAACTCTTCACCGGTAGCGCCGTAGATGGATTTTACCGTGGACATCTGGCTGTCAAAATCAGCTGTGGTCTTTACTGCCGCCGTCCCAATGGCGGTAACTGCTGCGGAAAGCGGCATGAGTTTTTTGCCTACACCGGAAATGGAATCGCCCACGGTCTGCATCTTGCCGCCGATTTCTTCGATTTTGGCAAGGGTGGAGTTCGTGGTCGCCGCCTGGGTTTCCAGGGATTTTAGCTTCTGCTCCGTCTCCTGGATTTCCCGCTGGAGGGCATCGTACTGCTCCTGAGTGATTTCACCCTTCTGGAGCTGCTCATTAGCCTGCTCTGCTGCAGTTTTCAGGGTGGTGAGCTTTTCCTTGGTCGCACCGATCTCCTGCGCCAGGAGTTTCTGTTTCTGCGCTACCAGCTCCGTGTTGCTGGGATCAAGCTTTAAAAGCTTTTCCACATCTTTTAACTGGGTCTGGGTGCCCTTGATTTCTTTATTGATGCCGGATAGGGCAGACGATAGTTTTGTGGTATCGCCGCCGATCTCTACGGTAATTCCCTGGATTCGTGAAGCCATCTTTCGGGCACCTCCTTTGCGCTGGCATAGAAAAAGCCCATCCGGTTAGGGACAGGCGCATTAAAATTGTTCTTAAATTCTAGGTTGCTTTTATCCTAAAGTTTGGGTATACTATAGGTGAAAGGAGGTCGATTTCATGAACATCGACACAAACACCATTGTCCCGATTTCCCTTGCGAACCAGAACTTTTCTAAGGTTGCCCGGCTGGTTGACCAGTACGGTTCCGCAGTCATCATGAAGAACAATGCACCGCGGTATATCATCTATGAGTTCAACCAGGCGGATACCATGCAAGTCGCATCCGATGAGGATGTCCTTGCTTCTTCCAGGAAACTGATGCAGAGAAACCAGCATGTTTATGAGGAACTTGCAAAATGAGGACACTTAACAAACGACAGATCCTTATGCTTCATTCTGCCCTGATTGAAGAGTCCGGCGGTTCAGACGGCATCCGTGATGAAGGGCTTTTGGATTCTGCAATCAACACACCGTTCCAGACATTTGGCGGGCAGGATTTATATCCGACCGTCCTAGAAAAAGCATCCCGTCTCGGTTTCGGACTGATACGGAACCATCCATTTGTTGACGGAACTCAACTACCACCGGCTAAAGCCGGTGGGTTGATGCGGCCTAAAGGCTGCCGTTAAGCGACTGAAAGTCGCAGTGGGGGCTAAAGCCCCTGCTTTTGCGACTGAACTCACAGCAGGGCTGAAGCCCTTTCTTCTTAGACTGTAGTCTACTAAAGCCCTACTGAAGTAGTCATTCTTCTCCTATCGAAAAATTATCGTAGCCTTCTTCTTTTCCCTGCTTCTCTATATATTCTTCTATCATTTTTTGATCTACTTCCCCTACCGTTCCGCTAAAATATCCTCTTCCCCATATATGCTGTCCCCAATATTTCTTTTTCAACTTCGGGAATTCTTCCTGCAGCAGCTTTGACGATTTTCCTTTCAGGTTCTGCATAATCTCACTGGGGGCCAAGTTCGCTGGACATGACAATAGATATGTACATGATCCGGCTGTATACTTCCTTGTAATATTTTTATTCCCTGACTGTCACAGCCTTGTCTCAGCAAATCTCGTAGCCTAAAGGCTACATCTCCTTTTAATTCTTCATATCTATATTTCGTTATCCACACAAAATGGTACTTTATATCATATACCGTATGACTCCCATTTCTGTAATTTGCCATTTCTACGTACCTCCCGATACGCCAATTATATCACTGCCTCCTGGAAAAGGAAATGCCGCTGAAGCTCTACCGCCTAAAGGCGGTGGTTTTTACCTTAGGCTTGGAAAATAAAACCGTCCTCTCAGACGGTCAGTTCATACAAAACCTCGTACATCTTCTCTTCCTCGATCCATACTTCGGATTTATGGTAGAAAAGTTCATAATCGGATAACACCGCCTCCACTTTCTGTTCCAGTTCCGGGGCTTTGAGGTCGGTATACACCTCAATATCCAGATGGTTGAAAGCATGGTAGACGGTATTGTCCGCGCCGAACTCCGCCTCATCCGGGTACAAAAAGCAGAGGAACGGCGGGTCCGGGGATTCCCCCTCGGCAAAATGGTGGTAGGCGTAGGGGCAGCCAGTAGCGGCCTTAATTGCCTCCATCAGTGCCAGCACATCATCGTGCGTCATCTCCTCACCTCAATTCCTTTTCGATCAGGCTGGTCAGCAGCTCGATACCGGCTGCCTCCGCCGGGGCGATATGGGGCTTACCAGCCACACGGCCGCCGCTCCGCTTGGCGTGGCCTTTTTCCAGCAGGTGCGCCAGCATATATCTTGTCGGGGAACACACCGTCTGCACTAACTTCTGGCTGTTCTCCTCCGTGGTCTTCGCCACCCAGCTTTTGGCATACCGTCCGGACTTCACCGGCGCATTGGCGGAAATCTGTTCCTTCACCGTTTTTGCGGATTTACGGACCGCTTTCTTTACGCCGGTTGCCGTCAGTGTGGCGTACTCCTGTAAGCCCTCGTTGATCACATCGGCAAGCTCGTCAATACTGCAGCTTTTTGCCATCATCACCCCTCCTCCAGTTTGCAGATAATGCGGATGGTGCGTTTCTGGTAGTTCATCATGTCTACGGACTGGATATCGTAAACGCTCCCATGGAAAACCACACGGTAGTGTGTCGAATCCAGATTCTTCAGTTCACTGCAATAGCGCACTTCAAACTTGATGCTCTGCTCCTGCGTGGTTACGGCGCTCTCCCGTTCAGCGTCATACTGGTAAGTCCCAGCATAACAGTAGCAGGAATAATAATCCTCCCAGCGGTTCACATGGTTCCCCACCTTATCGACAGACACGCTGTTTTTCTGAATAGCCAGCCGTTCGTTGAAACGGGCAATCTCCCTCTCCATATCAGAAGTTCACCCCTTCCCGCACGGCAAAAAGGAGGCTGCGAAGCGTCAGAAGAAGCGCGTGGTGGTCCGCTTCCTCCCGGTGCTCATACAGATAACCAAATGCGTACAGGATTGCCACACGCATGATGCTCCTGACCTGCGACAGTTCCTCCTCCGTATACAGGTCTGTGTCCGTGGGGAGGATGCTGCCCTCCCCATCACAGGCCAGAGCGTCGATAACTTTCCACTGTTCGTTACTCAGCCTCGCCACATCCACGCACAGCTGCTCCGCAGACAATCATGACCACCCGTCAAACGGGTGGTTTGCTCGCCCCTATAAGGGGCAGTTACCGGCCAGCGCCTAAAGACGCTGGCTTTCACTTCGTTCAAGCCACTATGCCCTTGACTCGTCGCCGCCCTTTAAAGGGCGTTTGTATTACCGGCTACCCCTTAAAGGGGTCCTCATGTTCCTTTACACTCAATTTATCCATTGCTATATCATATTTCTCCTGCTCCTGAATGTATTTTCTTATTGTTGCCTCATTTAGGCCTACTGTACTTACATAATAACCTTCTGCCCAAAAGTGACGGTTACCGTATTTATACTTTAGATTTGCGTGCTGATCGAATATCATCAGCGCACTCTTTCCCTTTAAGTACCCCATGAAGCTGGTTATACTATATTTCGGCGGTATACTTACCAGCATATGGATATGATCTGGCATTAAGTGACCCTCTATGATTTCCACTCCCTTGTATCCGCATAACGTCTTTAAAATATCTCGGATACTTTCTCTGTATTGATTATAAATCGCTTTTCGTCTATACTTAGGAGTGAACACAATGTGGTATTTGCACATCCACTTTGTATGTGCCATATCATGATTCTTGTGTGCCATTAAAATCACCTTTCCTTTCTTAGATAGTAGCTTGAACAACTCTATTCTAACGGAAAGGTGATTTTTGTGCTATAAGCACTTGTTACACCACCCGCGAAGCAGGTGGTTTTCTGTTTCAGGCATTTCCATTTTTCGGAACACGAAAAACTCCAATGCCTTCAACTGGCTAAAGCCACAATAAAAGGACGCCGACCAGGGCGTCCTCATCACTGGAATCCACACGGAGATAATTCTTTGCTTCATACAATGGGATCAGCGCCATGGCCGGCTCCCTCCCCTCTTAGGCCCCGGCCTTCATCTGGAGCACCTGTACCGCCTCCGGCAGGATCAGCTTGCCGTCCACTCTCTGGGTGGTCAAAAAGCCCACCTGGTCGGTGCGGGCGTACA